ATGGGAGTTAATAAAGAAGGAATTAATTCCTTCTGCTTGGGGAGTCGCAGCGATGGCCAAATTCAGGCGCTGCTGCCTGGGGCGGTTCGCACCCGCGCTTTTCGGTGGACACGCGTGATTGTTCTCGATCTTTGTCGGATGGCTACCAGTCCGAACTGCAAGATAATTTATGAATGTCAGTAGCTTACCGATAATTAGCTAAGATTCTTTTGCCGTGGTGAAGCGTTTACTCAACTTTTGAATAGGAAATTAATCCTTTACAATGAGAACAAAAAGGGATTATAGCTTGCATATCAACACCGGAATTGCATCTGGAAATAAGTCGGGCCCTTCGGGGGCCGACTGAAAAGACGGCGAGAACCGTCGATATGCGTGGGCGGAGAACCGCCCTTGGGGACATCACAAACCATTCATCGCACCGGCGTGCATCACAAATGCGCGGGCGGGGGAACTGTATCCTTTTCAAGGGTTTGGCGCGAAATGGCGGTTTGCAGGTCCGGTGGGATGAACAGGCATTATCCAGCAGGAGGGCGACGTGACCGAACAAAGACTTTTTCCCAAACCACTCTCTGCGCGCGACATCACACCCTTTTCCAGTGCCCGGCAGGCATGGTTCTGGTTCGTGCGCTGCCAAACCGCCCGGATCGAAGGCGCGCGCGTGGTGGCCGATGCGGGCGAGGTCGTCCGCCCGTGTGATCCCGACGATGTCTATAACGCGGTGATGCGCCTTAAAAAGGGCGGTGTTCTGAATGACCGGCATTTGCAGGTTCTGGAATATTTTGGCCTCGTCGAACGCGAACCGGATCCGCGTGATCCGCGTGAAAAGGGTAAGGGGGATTTGTGGCAACAGGCCATGGCAGCCCTTGAAAACGTGCTGGTGACACGCGGCATCGTCAAACGCGGCCGTGATGAAAGCTTTCATCATGAGGACGGCGTTGTTGAACTGGGTGGGGATTTGTCGCCATGCACGATGTGATGACCACAAATGTTGCCCGGTCTGATGTCGCGGAAATGGCCGATAACTGGGCCAATCAGTCCGTGTCCGGGCGAGAGGTTTCGGTGCTGGTGGTCTTTGCCGATGCACCGGAAAAGCGGCTTTTGCGTGTTCTGAAACCGGGCTTTCGCCATTGTTTTGTGCTGGTATCGGGGGTACGGGCCGGGGAATGGATTTGCCTTGATCCACAAAGCCATCGGGTGCGGTGCGAAAGCTGGTGCTATTCGCCGATCTTTGATCCGGCAGCCTATTATCGTGGCCTTGGCTATCACTGTATCTGGGCGTCTTATCCGGCCACCATCACGCGGAAGGTACGATTTGGCCCGATGAGCTGTGTTGAACTGGTCAAAAGGTTGCTGGGCATTTCAAGCCTTTGGGTCATCACCCCCTGGCAGCTTTATCGCCATCTGCAAGACGGGATGGAAACCGATCAAATCGGGGATGTGTTTTTTTCTGAAAAATGTTCTTGATTTGTTCTTTTTAATATGACATAAGAGACAAATCAACGCGACAGATGCGCCCGCAGGGTTTCGACCCTTGCGGGCGTTTTTGCGTTCGGGGGAGCGGGAGGAAAAGCGATGGGCAGTTTGTTTTCGACACCAAGACCGGCCGCCGTCAGCGCACCGGTAACACGTCAGCAAGCCACCAATACCGAAGACGACACCAGTAGCGAGGACGCCGCACGAACCGCCCGGACAGAGGCATTGGAACGTCGCCGTTATGGTCGCGCCAGCCTGATCGGCACCAGTTATCGCGGGCTTTTAAGTGACCGCATCGCCAAGGCGGGCGGTGGCAAGAACCTGTTGGGGGAATAGGCATGGCGAAATCGCAAAAGCTCGGGCAGCAGTCAGAGCTTAAGGATACGGCAACCGCCGGGGCCAATGTCGCACAGGTGCGCGTCCGCTTTCAAAAGGCGATGGAACGTCGGCGCAATTGGCTCTCGCATTGGCAGGATTGCTATGAATTCGCCCTGCCACAACGCAATGCGGCGGCCAGCCACCAGACGAGCGGCGGCAAACGCCTTGATCGGGTATTTGACGCCACGGCCTCAGACGCGGTTGAACAGCTTGCCGCCAGCCTGATGGCCGAAATCACCCCGCCCGGTGGCGGCTGGTTTGAGTTGGAGCCGGGCGGCAATGTTGCCAATGCCGATCGACAGGCTTTGACCGAGCAGCTTGGTCGGGCCGTTCGGATTTTGCAGGGGCATTTTGATCGCTCCAACTTTGCCGTCGAAATGCATCAGGCGTTTCTCGATCTGGTCACCGCCGGAACCGCCTGCTTGCGTTTGGAAAAGGCGGATTTACACAGCCCGTCTGCATTGCGTTTTACCGCGGTCCCCTTGCGTGATCTGGCGTTTGAAAAACGATCGGATGGCAAGATGGATGCGGTGTTTCGCAAACTGGCACTCACCCGCGATGAAATCACGGCGACCTGGCCCGGTGCCAAGGCGATGGCAGACAATGATCAGGGTGAAAAGGACGCGCCGAAACGCATCAGTGTGATCGAGGCCGTCCTGCCCGCAACCGACCGCAAAACCGGTTATGAGCTGTGCGTCTTTCGCGAAGACGGCGATGGCCATTCAGGCGATCTGATCTATCGCGACCGGTTTGATGTGTCGCCCTATATCGCCTTTCGCTGGATGAAGGCCCCGGGCGAGATTTATGGCAGATCACCCGTGATGAAGGCGCTGCCTGATATCAAGACCGCCAACAAGGTGGTTGAGCTGGTTTTGAAAAACGCCTCCATCGCGGTGACAGGGATTTGGCAGGCCGATGACGACGGGGTTTTGAACCCGGCGACCATTCGATTGGTGCCGGGCAGCATCATCCCCAAGGCGGTCGGCTCGTCGGGGCTTACACCGCTTGAGGCGCCCGGTCGGTTTGATGTCTCTGATCTTGTGCTGTCTGATTTGCGGGACCGTATTCGGCGATGCTTGCTGGCCGATCGTTTGGGCCAAACTGATCAGCCGGGCATGACCGCGACCGAGGTGCTTGAAAGGGCTTCGGAAAATGCACGGCTTTTGGGCGCAACCTATGGCCGCTTACAGGCGGAATTGCTTTATCCGCTGATCCGGCGCGCGCTTTATATCCTTACCCAAACCGGGGAGCTTCCCGATATCCCGCTCGATGGCGATGTTGTCGTTTTGCGTCACGCTGCCCCCTTGGCGCAATTGCCCAAACGCGTGCAGGCAGGACAGGCGCTGGATTGGCTGTCGCGGATTGCGGGGCTTGGCCCCGAAGCGCTGGCCGAGGTCGATTTGCCGGTCATGGTCCGCTGGCTTGCCGATCAGTTTGGTGTGCCCGACCATCTGCTGCGCCCAAGCCTGCCGCCCGAAATCATGGAGGCTGTGTGATGAGCGATAACGGATGGGACTGGTTCGAGGCCGAAAGTAAAAGCCTGTCAGACGGCAGTAAGGATCATTGGCAGGCCTGTTTTGATAGTGACGCCGGAGCAAAGGTTTTGGCCGATCTCGAACGGCATTTCCTGCACAGTGCGCTTGGCCCGGATGCGAGTGACAAGGCGATCTGGATGCGCGAAGGCAAGCGTGCACTGGTGCTTCAGATCAGGCGACTGGCGGATTGTTCCGCTGGGGATCACGAGCAACACGCGCCAAACGCTATTTGAACCCAATTTACGGAGTTTCGCATGACAACCGAACCCGACCTTCTCGCGCCGGAAGCCGAGATTCCTGAAGTCCCGGAAGCAGCAGAAACACCTGAACTACCCGATATCGAAAGCGAAGTGCCAGAAACGGAACTTGATCCCGCAGCTATCGCCGATCTGGTGCCCGAAACACCGGATGCCTACGCCATCAACCTATCTGAGGGCATGGGCGAGATCGATACGGATTTGAACCAGCGCCTGCACGAGGCAGGGTTCAGCAACGCCCAGGCACAGTTGGTCTATGATCTGGCGGGCGAGGTGCTTTCACCCCTTCTGGGCGATCTTGATCAGGCGGCACAGCGTGCAACCGACCGTGCGGCTTTGGTGGCCGAATTTGGCGGCACGGGAAGCTGGAAGAAACTGGCACCGAAAATTGAAAGCTGGGGCAAGGCCAATCTGCCAGAGACCGCCTTTGAAACCTTGTGCCAAACGGCGGATGGCGTGCGTGCCATGCACCGGATGATGGCGCAAAATAACGAGGCCGCGCTGGGAAAAGTCGAGGGCGGGGGTGGTGCTGAGAACCTTCGATCTGAAATCCGGCGCAAGATGAATGATCCGCGCTATTGGCGGGATCGTGATCCAACACTTGTGGCCGAGGTACAGGCGGATTTCACCCGACTTTCCAGTGGGTAGTCCGGCCTAAAACAGCTTGTCGGCACGGTCGATGACCGCGTTGACATAGTCCGGGATCGGGGTCAGCGGCAAAAGGAAATAGCCCGCAATCCCCAGCCCGATCAGGCTGAACACAAGCAAAACCGACTTCTTCACGGCAGATACTCTTTTTCTTTGTTTTCTTGTTTGTCTTGGACTGGACCGCGCAGAAAAGCCCGTCGGGTGCAACAGGTCGGGGCAAATCAAGCGCGTGTCCTACGGAACCTCGATGGATGAGGTTCCCTGTAACAGCGCTCTTAAAACACCAAACCTTGGCCGGAAAATGACCGGTTTTGGGGCAATTGTGGCACAGGCCCTTTTTGGCAGCGCAATTGAACCCCGGCGGCTGCCTGCAATCACGACAAAATCATATCTGAAACAAGGGGATAAAAGGCGATGACAACCACGATTGATCAAAGCTTCATCGACCATTTTCAGGCCGATGTGCATCAGGCCTATCAACGCATGGGATCGAAACTGCGCAACACTGTGCGGGTGAAAAACGCGATTAAGGGCGCGACCACGGTTTTCCAGAAAGTTGGCAAGGGCACGGCCACCACCAAGGCGCGGCACGGCAAGGTGCCGGTGATGAATGTCGATCACGAGGCGGTGCGTTGTGACCTGCGTGATTACTATGCCGGGGATTGGGTTGATGCCCTTGACGAGCTTAAAATCAACCATGACGAAAAGATGGTTCTGGCCAATGCCGGGGCCTATGCACTCGGCCGCAAGACTGACGAGCTGATCATCAATGCGCTGGTCGGGGCCGAGGATGTCGTACCCGACAATACCGAGGGCATGACCCTCGATAAGGTCATGATGGCATTCGAAGGCCTTGGTGACCGGGACGTTCCCGATGACGGGCAGCGTTATGCAATTGTCGGCTGGAAACAGTGGTCGGAGCTGCTTCTGATCGATGAGTTTTCGCGATCGGATTATATCGGCGATGACGATTTGCCGTGGAAGGGCACACAGGCCAAACGCTGGCTCGGCACCCTTTGGATGCCCCATTCCGGCCTACCGGTGGCAAGCGGCATCCGGTCCTGCTTCTGGTATCACCGCACGGCCATTGGCCATGCCATCGGATCAGACGTCCAGTCCGACATCACCTGGCATGGCGATCACGCCGCGCACTTCGTCAACAACTCCATGAGCCAGGGCGCGACGCTCATTGATGGCGATGGCGTGGTGTGCATCCAGACGCAGGAATAACGGCCCAATCCGACCTTTCCCGAACCAAGGAGACCCAAATGGCAGAAGGTTTCAAAGCCAGAAACCTCAGTGTTCTGGCCTATGCTAACGGCTTTACGCTGTGGCACTACATCACCCCGGACGTCGCCGCCGACGTTGATACCGCCGATTACTTTCTTGAAGCGCGCGACATGCTGCGCGTCGGCGACTTCATCATCGCCAACACCAACCGCGACGCCACCCTGTCCGGGGGCCTGTTTGTCGTCGCCAGTTCCGGTGCGGGTGGTGTTGATGTCCGTGACATGACGGCAATCGGCACCTCAAATACTGACTGATCCGATCCAACCCTTTTCATCCTCCCTCAAACTCGCCCCGGTGACAGATGTTGCCGGGGTTTCTTTTACCCAACCAAGGAGACTGCCCATGCAGGGTTCAACCCCAGTGGAATGTGAAGTACTGAACGTTATTCAGGGTGCGGGCATCTGGCCCGATTGTGATGACAAAACCCAGTTACTGCAGGCGATTCAAAAGATTGCGACGGCTTCTCTACCAACCCGTCAGTATTTCACCGAAGACGGATCATTTGTCGTGCCTGAACGTGTAACCAAACTCCGCGTAACTGTTGCCGGTGCCGGTGGCGGTGGGGGGCTAAATGGCTACAGAATCGGTGAACAATCCGAAGACGGACAGGCGTCCAGCGTTACCTATAACCAGGAAGTAGTTATTGCTGAGGGTGGAAAAGGCGGCTGGTCAGCAAAAACAACGGCTATTTCTGCGCCACATGGTGGTGCAACCAACGGTGATGTGAACCTTGTCGGGCAAGGCTCACCGGGGGGCAACGGTACGACGTCCCAAGATGGCCTAACCGGTGGTGCAGGCGGAAATGGCGGATTGGCGATAAAGGAATTCGCCGTGCTGCCGGGGGAGACGTTGCAGGTTGTTGTCGGTGCGGGCGGCACCACAACTGCAGACCCCGCGCCGGATTACTCGGGTAACTATGGCGTTGATGGTTATGTGATCATTGAGTGGGTTTGATTGAATTATCCCCGGCAGGGCTTGCTTGCCGGGGTTCTTTTTTTGGCTAATGTTGGAGAAACTTTATGCAGTGTCTTAGTCCGGTCGAAAGTGAAGTTCTGAATGTTGTTCTGGCTGCTGATATTGCACCTGACCGCATGGATGACACTCAGCTGCTGCAGGCCATCGAAATGCTGATTGCAGGTGGTGGCTCTGGCGGTGGTGGCGTTATCGCTGGTATTGAAATCGGTGCGGTTTCGGCGTTCGCCATGCCAACCCCGCCGACTGGTTGGCTGGTTTGTGATGGCTCGGCGGTTTCACGCACCGAGTATGCCGATCTGTTTGCCACCATTGGCACGCTTTGGGGGCACGGTGATCAGGTTTCGACCTTCAATCTGCCGGACCTGCGCGGTGAGTTCGTGCGCGGCTTCGATGATGGTCGTGGTGTGGATGATGGGCGTGTGTTTGCGGAACTCCAAGCAGACCAGATGCAACAGATCACTGGTGCAATTGATACGACTTACGCTGCTATAAATCGGACCTTCGCGAATGGTGCGTTTACAGGGTCTTTGGGGTCGGGTGGAACTGTCGATTCCAGACCGAACCATGATTTATCCAACTCTACCGGTCTATTAAACTTTGATAGTGCCAATTCACTAGGGGCACGTGTCGGCAACGAAACCCGTCCGCGCAACATCGCGATGACCTATGCGATCAAGGCGTTCTATCCGACATCTGAATAAGTCTTGCGATCAAATTTATGACCCCGGCAGACCTTGTTTGCCGGGGATTTTTGTTTCCGACAATTAGGAGGTTTAACAATGAGCGAAACAATTACGATTTGTTCTGAAACGGATGTCAGTCAGTTTGCTGCGATTTCTGTGCCGACTGGAACTATTCTGCCATTTGCTTCAAGTGTTCCGCCAAGTGGTTACCTTGTGTGTGACGGATCGGAGGTTTCCCGAACCGCCAACGCCGATCTGTTTGGCGTGATCGGGACGACTTGGGGTGAGGGCGATGGTTCCTTGACTTTTGCTCTTCCTGACCTTCGTGGTCGTACTCCAATTGGTGCCGGGCAGGGTGATGGCTTTTCAGATCGTGTGATGGGCGATGCTGACGGGGCTGAGACCCATCAGCTTACGATTGATGAAATGCCCTATCACGAGCACGCTTGGGACAATTCTTTCTATAGTTTGGTTCGAGTCTCCGCTTCAGGTGGGGAGGGGATTGGCTCCGGGTCTGAGGACTACAGTAATTTGCGTTCCACAGGTTCGTTCCAGGGCGGCGACCAGCCGCACAACAACATGCAGCCGTTCCTGGTGGTGAATTACATTATCAAGGTCTGATTGCTGCGAGCGACAATCTTGCGGGGCCCGGTTTTCCGGGCTCCGTTTTCTTTTGGGGGGAAATGATGGCGTTAAGTGATGTGGCGTTGTGTGCACGCGCATTGGTGATGATCGGGGCGGCGCCGATTTCGTCTTTTGAGGAAGACGTCGCCGAGGCCGAGATTGCCCGGATGCTGTATCCCACCGTGCGTGACGGGATGCTGGCGGGCTATCCGTGGCGGTTTGCCGGGCGGGGGGCATGGTTGTCGCGCTTGGCGGAGGGGGATGTTGCGACGTCGCCCAAGGATGGCAGCAGTCTTTTTGCCTTGCCGCGCGATTTTATCCGCCTGCTGTCGCTTGAACATGACGGCGGCAAGATTGCGCAGTTTGAGTTGCGTGATCAGGCGGTTCTGGTGGCGGGGGACAGTGCGTATCTTAGCTATGTCGCGCGCTTGCCCGAGGGCAGCTTTCCGGCCTGGTTTGACATGGCGCTGATGGCGCGGTTGGCAGCGGAATTTTGCCTGCCGCTGACTGAAAGCAGCACGCGGGCGGAATACCTGTTCAAGCGGGCCGAGGATCAGCTGCGAGAAGCAAGGCTTGCTGATGCGCAGCAATCGACCCCGCATGCGATTGATGATTTTTCCCTGATTTCTGCAAGGAACTGAGCCCATGGCCCGCCGCGTTCTGGAGAAAAACACATTTTCGACCGGCGAACTGGCCCCGGAATTGTGGGGGCGATCGGACTTAAGCGCCTATGCCAACGGGGCAGCACGCCTGCGCAATGTGTTTATCGAACCCTCGGGCGGGGTGCGCAGGCGTCCCGGTATTCGATTGATTGATGAATTGCCGGGACCTTCGCGCCTGATCCAGTTCGAGTTCAATACCGAGCAGACCTATCTTCTGGCCTTTGAAGATAACCGCGCGCTGGTGTTTGAAGGCGGGGTCGAGACGATCTGGTTTGAAACCACGTTTGGCGTCGAACACCATGATCTTTTGAACTGGACGCAAAGTGCGGATACGTTGCTCGTCGTGCATCCCGATGCCAAACCGGTCCGGATCACACGCACCGGCGATGGCAGCTGGCAAACAAGTCTGTGGGCCTGGCGCGAAACCAATTTCAGAACCAGCCAGCCCTATTACAAGTTTGTCGAACCGGCTGCGACCCTGAGCCCGTCGGGCACCAGCGGCACAGTGACCCTGACCGCCAACATGGATGTGTTCGTGCCAGCACATGTCGGCACGCTGTGGCGGATTCAGGGGATTGAGGGCAAAATCACCAGCGTGACCAATGCCCGCACGGCCCAGATTGCGCTGAAACAGGCCCTGCCCAATGCCAATGCCACCGTCGATTTTGTCGAGCAGGCCTTTTCCGATGTACGCGGCTGGCCGCGCAGCGTGACGTTTCATCAGGACCGGCTGATCATTGGCGGATCGCGCGATCTGCCCAACCGGTTATGGATGTCAAAATCCGGCGATCTGTTTAATTTCGAACTGGGCGAAGGCCTTGATGACGAGGCGATTGAATTCGCCCTTCTGGCTGATCAGGTCAATGCGATCACCGGCATTTTCGCCGGTCGTCATTTGCAGGTTTTTACCAGCGGATCGGAATGGATGGTGACGGGTGATCCGCTCACCCCCGCCAATGTGCAGGTCACCCGCCAGACCCGGATCGGCAGCCAGAGCGATCGCACCGTGCCGCTGGTCAATGTCGATGGTGCAACGCTTTTTGCCGGGCGCAGCGGGCGTGAAATCCGTGAATTCCTGTTTACCGATGTTGAGCAGGCCTATGGATCGGCCGATCTGGCGTTGCTGTCGCGCCATCTGATCGATCATCCGATTGATCAGGCCTTTGATCCGAACCGGCGTCTTTTGCATGTGGTGATGAAGGACGGATCGCTTGCGACCCTGACATTGTATCGCAGTGAGGCGATTACCGCCTGGTCCTCGCAATCGGTTGCGGGGTGTCGTTTTACCTCTGTCTCCGTCTCGGGCGGGGATGTTTATGTCGTGCTGGAACGCGCGGGGCGTTATTTCCTCGGCGTATTTGACCCGCAATGTGGCTTTGATCTGTATCGCCGCCAAACAGTGGCCGCGGGCGAACCGCCCCGCCGACATTGGGGCAATCTTGATCCGCTGGACGGGCTTGCTGTTTCCGTCTGGCAGGATGGTGTTTTGGCCGATGATATTCCGGTTACCGGGGGCACGATTACACTGCCTGACAGGATCGGCGCGGTGTCGGAGATTGAGGTCGGCTTGCCGTTTACC